AGTACGGAAAGAACTTAATGAAATTAGCCTTAGCTGAAGCACCTCAATCGTTAAAGGTTTATAATAAAATTGTACAGAAAAATATTGATGTTACTAACTTATTTACTGGTAAAAAATTAGCACCAGTCGCAGCACCTGCAGCTAGTACTATTGTATATGTACCAACTACGGTAAATGTATCAGTTCCAACTTTTTATAAGCAGGCAAATATCCGAATTAGCCAAAAAAATGCCCTATTAAAAGCAACTGATGGTTCTACTGAATTAATTTTTGGACAAGGTGAATTAATACTACCAATTGACCCAACTGATAATTTTATAAAGATTTCAGTATATGAAGCTGATACCCTAAATCCAGGTATTCAAAAACCTGCTAACTTAAATAATTCTTCAACATTTTCTCTTAATTTTGGAATGGATGCAAAATATTCATACTCTTCATTAAAGGATGCAGCTTTTGAAAATCCAAGCCAAGGTCAAATTGCATTTAGAATACCAAAAGATCAATCTAAGAAGATTTTGGACTTAACTGACCAAATGATGTACATATCTTTAATTGCAGAAGACGGTACTGAAACTCTTTTATATACTGGTAAATGGTTACCATCTAATGAGTATGCCTCTATTTTAAATGCGGCAGATGCTGCTAAAACAGCACTAGTTAATGACCCATATGCAACTATTGCAGGTTTACAAAAATCAATTCAAACTTTACAAGCTGAAAATGATAAACTTAAAGCAGCTACCCAGACTGGAAAAGCATATGCCACATCTACTAAAAAAGAAAAAGTATCTAATATTAACGCACTTTCTGCTATGTAATATGCTGGAGGTATCATCGATTTCATTAAATTAAACTTGCGTAAGATAAATAACTGTACAAGTATAATATAAATAAATTTAGCAGTAAAAGCTGATAAATAATAAAAAAGACAAAGCGTTTCAATGAACGGTCTCATACAAGAACTAACTAACGAGCTCAAAACTAATTCGAGCATAAATTCTAATATTGCTGCAAAAGTAGTATTGGAATCAATTAATAACTCATTACTTTTAGGAGTTGCTCCTGATCAAATTTTAGAAAATTCTCTAAATACTTTAGAACAATTTGCTAAAGAATTAGTAAATGAAAATCTTGCAGAAGTAGTTGCCAAATTTAAGAAAATGGCAGACAAACCTACTAAACGTCTTCAGGATATGGCTAAAGAATCTGGTCTTTCAGTAAAACTTAAAGCCTTAAAAGAAAGTGAAATTTATGCAGATCCAGTAGTTAAACATACTGTTGCTAGATTAGAAGAAGCAGTTGCATCAATGCCAGAATTTAGAGCATTAACTGTTTTCTTTAATGGTTTATCTAAGTTCTCTTATGATAAATCAGTTTCTACTATTTTAGAATCTCTTACTGACTATGTAAAAGCAAACTCAGTAAAACTTGAAATCTTAAATTCTATTTATGAAATGCGAGTTACTGGTGCAATTCTTTACAAAGATGCATGTTCTTTATTAGAAGAAGCACTACTTGAAAAAATTGAGACAGCTGATTCATTAAAGATGAAATTACGTTCTCATGCTCAATTACCGGTAGTTACTCAATTAATTAATAAAATTAGTATGTTAGAATCAAAAAATATTGGTACTTTTAATTTAGGAATCGGAAATAGTGATTCTGAAGTAAAACCTATTATTGCTCCATTCTATAAAATTAGCGAAAGCGATGCCTTAATCTTTGTTGATAACAAATTTATTAAAGTATCAGAAGATGCTGATCCTACTCAAGTATCTATGGAAGAAGCTAGCGAATTTCCAGAGTTTTTTGAAACTTGCGAAGCATTTGCAGCCTTAAACTTTAAAGAACACAGTACTGAATTAGTATCTACTTGCAGAAACTTAACCGTTGCATTTGGAATTAATGAAAATGGTACACTTCAATTAAAGATCAATAATTCAATTATTGAAAATATCAATAATATTAAATTATCTGAAATTTTCTTAATGGAAAGTATTGAAACACGTAATGCTCTTTCTAAAGTATTTAATAATTTAGATATTATTGTTAACCTTGAATTTGGAAAAACTATTGTTAATGAAAGACTTGGTAGAGAATCATTTGTTCTTAACTTAGATGAAAATATCTTTGTTTTTGAAAAACTTGGAGAAACTAGAATAGTTAAGAAAATGAAAGGTTTAACTTTCCATAATTATGTTATGGAGAACTTTAAATACGATATTAGTGAAATGTACTCTATTCAGTTAGAAGAAAGAGAATCTAATATTAAAGCATTTGATCTTGAAAAGAAAACTATTGAAGAGAATCTTGCTAAATTAGAAGAGTCAATCGCTAAAATTGAAGAGGCCCTATCTGATACAAGTATTACTAACGATTATCAAGAAAAATTGACTGAGCTTAAAGTATCTATAGAGAAAAACGTAAATGCTCTTAAGAGTCAATATATTGTAGTTGACCAATCCAAAAAAAAAGCTTAAGTGAGTCGGAAGACATTACTTTAGTTTCACCTACTTCTTCTAAATACATAACTGGCCAAGAGGTCATGTTAAAATCTGGGCACACAGCTAAGATTATTGGAGTCGATCCTATTTCTAAAACATATAAGATTATGGGTTCAGATAATGAGGTCAAATCAGTTAAATCTGATGAGATTGAAAAGACTGAACCTAGTAGATATGACAATTATCAAACTACTGGACCTAACCCAGAAAATCCTAATGAACTTTTAATTAAACAAAAAGACGTTAACGTAGACCAAAGTCTGTAATCTGTAGTATAATTAGTCTAAATAACAATTATAAATGGCAGACGTATTATGTTCAATTGAAGAGGCTCGACAAAATGGAACCCTTCAGGTTTTTAAAAAGAAAACCAAATATCACGAGTATCAATTCTTAGTTAGATCAGAGGAAGAGATTAAGTTTAATGTATCTCAAAATATTTCAACCAAACCAACTGGTGGAGAATATTTTAAACCTCTATTCATACCGCACTATGCACAAAATGGAGGCCCAATGGCGCTAGAAGATCTTGATCATGAAGATGTTTGGTTAGATGCAGGTGGACATATTGGAATATTTGCAACGCGTTTGCTAACACAATTTCCAAAAGTAAAGAAAGTTTATTCTTACGAACCTTTTCATAATAATGTAGAGTTCTTAGAACAAAATATTCAAATGAATGGAGTTCAAGATCGTTGTGAAATTATTGAAAAGGCAATAGTTGCCGATGATTCAGAACAGGTAGAATTTTACCTATCTCAAGATTCAGGTAAACATAGTGTACACCACATCAGAGGGCGTCAAGTTACAACTGTTCCAGCTGAGAATATAAACACTATAATTAAAGAAAAGGGTATCACAGCGATCAAGATGGATATTGAAGGATTAGAATATGATATGATTAGAGCACTAAACCAGGAGAGTTTAGATCAAATCAGACTATTCATTGTTGAATACCACTTTCACTATAGCTGGTTACTTGAAAATCGTTCAGCTAAATTTACTGAGATCTTAGATATTTTCAGAGCAAACTTTGGAGAATTATTTGTTAATCCAAAAACAATAAATGGCAAACATTTTATTACCCACTTTGCTGGATTTAAAGGACGTTAGTCTTATAGTATAATAATAATTATGGAAAAGGCTTTATACGCATATTTTGGTGAGCTAGGAATATTTAATGATAATATTCCTGGCCATACCTTTTATCAATTAGGATTAATTGATGAACTTTCAAAACAGTGTTCGGTTGACAAATTTGATTTTGTAAATTATTTAGATACTGGCGACGTTGATACCGGAACTAGACCTAACTTTCCAGAAGATAGGTTAGGCGATGTTTTTAGAGAATTTTCAGATAAGTTAATTGATCAATACCGACTGCCTCAGTCTACCGTATTTGCATCAATTAGAAATAAGACCTATTCAAAATTATTCTTAAAGGCAAGATTCCGTAATCTGTCAACTCTTGAAAAGAAGTTAAAGGATGCAGCTTATTTTGAAACCATTATTTATGTTGCGCTAGATTCAGGTTATAAGGCTTCCGATATTATTATATTAGATACAGATCTTTCATTATCACATAAGTTTCTTGTTAAATTAAATGAATTAGGCATTTCTATAGAAATTCCATCAATTACAATTCCAGGGTGTAGTAAAGACTTTATTGATGCATGCTTAGACGTACACCAAACCCATGCAAATAAGGTTTCAACTCATTTAATGTATTATGGAAACCTATCATTTGATAATTACAAAGAAGGTCATTCTAAAAATCCAATAATTAATGATATTATTTCTGCAATTGATAACACCAATAAATTTGATGGAAGTTCATTTAATATGACTGTTGCTGCAAAGAGTACCTCAACTTTAGAAAGCTGGATTGATACAATGGACCGGGTTGCTCTTTGCCCAAGAGAAAATCGTGAAGCAATCTGGGTGGACATGCAGATGTCTCACGTTTCAATAAATGTAAGTAAGGATCTCTACCTAAAAGAAAGGTTCACTCCAGCTAGGGTTTATGAGTCTATTATATTTGGAACTATTCCAGTTTCTTATAAAGACCCAAGATTTCATCCAGCAATGTCATTTGATACAGTTGATGATTTTTTTGAAATTTGTAAATTTCTATCAGATTGTTCAACTGGCGACTATTTTAAAATATTACGCCAGATTGCAGATTCACTTTAATACCAGATCCCTCGAATAAATAATAAGAAATTACCATTACTACCTAATGAAATATGTAATTTCAGCAGACCAGTACTTTAAACAAGGACCTAACCAAGTTAATGAAAAACTTGTTCAGTATTTTGAAAGTATCCCTGAGTCTTTTTGGACTGCACTTGATGCAGTTGACTTTAGTAAACCAAGTAAACCTAGAACCCCGGTTCATTCAGAACAAGAAATATTTGAACATCAAGTTTTTTTACTTGAGAATTTTGAAGACATTAATGATATTATCAAAAAGGAGGACTTTTTGGTTAGACAAGGATATGATACAATTAAGCTTAGACTTAACGAATCATACCTAGCACAAGTTCAATTAATTAATGAAAGCGTGCTTAGTTCAGTTATGAACTTTGTAAAAGCCCTAGTTGCAGATGACGATCCAGTTGAAATGGGTCTAAATGTACTAAGGCTAGTATTAGATGTAATTGGAATTGTTCCATTTAGTTGGGCAGGCTTTCCAATTGATAGTGTTGCTAATTTTTTATCTGCGGTAATTTCATTATATAAAGGCGAATATATTTCAATGGTTCTTAGTCTTATTGCCGTAGTTGATGTTACTAAAACAAGTAATATATTAAATGCTATTAAATTTTTACCTAAACCTATACTTAAAATACTTGAGAAATTAGCAAGGATTTTATGTAGATCAAGCGGTAGTGCTACTGAATTAACTACAGGAGTTCTTGCACTAAAGGACGGTATCAGAACACTAGGTGATAAAAGTGTTATTGGAATAATTGTTTCTTTATTTAAAGGAATTGCAAATTTCTTTTCAACAATTGCAGTAGGTCTACTTAAATTCATTAGCAATTTTATTAAAACTGTATTTAATGCAGTTCCAATTGTTGGAAAATACGCGGTTAAAGCAATTGAATCAATTGAAAGATTAGGACTTGAAGCTCAACTTGCAATATTTGGTAGAAATTTTGAAACTGCTGCTAAATTACTTGAAAAGGAAGGTACTCAAAAAGAAATTATTGCTGGCGCTGAGGAACTTGCATCTAAAGCAAAAGGTAAAACTCAAGTTGGAGATAAGGTAATTTCTAAAAAAGGCGAAGAGTATTTAGCAACAAGTCCACAAGGAAAGGCTATACTTCAATCAAATGCCTATAAAAACTTTGATCCAGGTATAGTTGATGCATATTCAAAATCTGGAAGTTACACAGCTGACTTATTAAAAACAGTTGAGTCAGATACTAAATTTATGGCATCAATTGCACATCAACCAATTGAGCTTCAACAATTAGCAAAGGCTGCAAAAGTTGAAAATGAATTAATTGGAGCATCAATTGACCAAATTGACATAATCATTAAAAATGATCCAAAATTAGCAGAATATTTTACAAAAAAGTTTGGTTGGAAACCTAGTAGTGAATATATTACTAAAATGGCAAAAGATGGAAATGTTACTGAAATTAAGAGAGTATTTCAGATGATGTTAACTGACCCAGCTGTTTCTAAAAATTTATCAAAGGCTGAGATTAGAGCATTTACACCATGGGCAACCAAGCCTGAAATTTTTATACAAGGTGTTAAAAACTTTAATGATACTGCTTATGTACTTGCTAAATTAACTAAAGCCGGTGGGATTCTTGCAACACGTGGAATACTAACTAGAAGAATGATTACCTTTGTAAGTAGAATTATATGGCAAAGATATGGTAGTTTAGAGTGTATTAAAGAAACTGCAATGAATGCAGTTGGTTCAACTGCTACTGACTTAGCTGGATCTGCTCTAAAATCTTCGCTAAATGAAGAATTTATATCTACTGGTGATTCTACAGTAGATGCAAATAATGCAGCTGCAAATCAAGTAGCTACAAATCAAGCAAATATTACAAATCCTGAAAAAACCTCAACTGATGGTTTATCTGAGATTGAAAATATTATTAAAAAGAATGATGAGAATTCAAAGACGGCAAAAGAAAAAGGCGGTAAAACCAATTGTAAATTACTAAGTGAGACCGTTAAAGCTGCCACTGGAGCACATTGTGCTAATTTCCCAGGTTCAACTGCTCTACTTGGAGGTACTAGTAATATGGCAGACGATCCAAAAGCAGCAGAGGAATTTCAAAAGAAGAGTACTGAATATACTAAGCAGATTTTAAAGTCAATGGGATTAGATGATACTATTGATGTTCAGCATGCACTAGAGTCACAATCGCCTGGTACTAAATTAGTATTTAGTGAAGTATTTGACTATAATACAGGTATTATAAGTTTAAATATGGGAGATGCTCCAAGAATTCATGAAATTGCTCAGCAATGGGTTAAAGAAGGTGTAATGACTCAAGAAGTTGCAGATGCTGCTGAGAAAGAAGCGCTTGAAATGATCAAGACTGGAAATATACCTGAACTAAAAGTTCCTCAAAGTAAATCAACTAATGAAGGTTTATTTAGGACTAAAACCTTTAACTTTGCATAATAAATAACTAAAAATAAGTAAACAACAAATATGACACTTGTTAAAAAATTTAATGACTTTGTAAAACCTAAGGTATCTCAGGATGTCAATGAAGCCGATATTACACCAGTAAGTAAAGGTACTCCAGAAAAAGGCGAAGTTGCAAGATGGGATATCGTTATTAAAGACCGAAAAGAGGGAGCAGTTGATGTAGCAAATCCATCACAAACCTATATTGAATTATTGGCTAGAGACCCTGAATTTAAAACTTGGTGGAATGAATCTGATCCAGGAAAACAATATAAATCGCCAAACGCACAAACTATACCTAATCATAACATGTTAGCTGTAATTGATTTAGGCGTTTCAAATAAAACTAACCTATTTGGTAAAAAAGTATTTAAAGCAAGTATTGCATTTCTACCGTATTCAGATAAAAATACCGGTACTGGTACTCAAGATGTAATGTATGATGTTACTAAAGTTAAACACCGAGCTCTTTCAGAAGTTAGTGGATCTGGTGTTAAACTTGCTGCCTGGAATAGAACTGATTTACCTGCTATTAAATTACCTTCACCAATTCCAGCAAAAGATAAAGCAGGAAAGTTGGTTGATAGAAATTTAGTTAGTCCAGCATATATGGAAGAAGCTGGAGGTGCTCCAACTGCCGTTGCGGCTACTACCGCTACTACTGATACTACTACTGATACTAAAACTAACACTGATACTAAAACTACTACTGATACTGCCTCTGCGTCTACTGGATTAAAAGCAACCCAAAACTTTGATCAAAAAATTCAAGACTTACAGAAAAAAATTATTGCGAGTGGAAATGCTGAAGCCGCTAAAGCAATTACAGATAAAGGTGGAGCTATTGGAAAATACGGAAGCGGAACGGCAAAGGCTATTGGTATCTTAACTGGTACAAATAAAGAAGAGCGTGAAATTACTCCAGAGTTAGCAGCTAAATTAGATGCAGCCCTAAAGAATGTAACTCCTGAACAAATTGCTGCAGTTAAAGCACCTGCTGCTCAAGCAGCAACTACCGTTAAGCCTGCAGAAAAGGTAGCAGCTATCACAGTAACGACTAAAAAGGGAATATTAACTTTCTAAAAAATAAAATCTATTTATGAATATTTCAAATTACGCAAGGGGCTTAGAGCTATCAAAATATAAAATTAATGAGTCTGCTATTTTCGAAGCTGATACTGATTCAGCAAAAGCACTTGAGCAAATAAAAAGCGGAAAGGCTGGAGGATCTTATGCAGCTCAATGGAACCAAGTACAAACTGCCGTTATTGCTGGTCATGAAGATGGCCGAGCTACTGGAACCGTAATGGTTAAACATGGTAATGGTTCAGAAATGACTAATGTTAATTGGAAAATTACAGACGGCAAGGTTGAACTTTCAGTAGACGGTGCAGCTACTGTAAATAAAAGTACTGGCCAAGCTAAAGGTATTAGTTTTGACCAACTTAATAAAACATATGATCCAAAAAATAAATTTACTGAATTCCTTACGGCATTAGTTGCATACTCAAAAATTGCAGTTGGAAATACAACTTGGGGACCAGCGAATATTAACTGGGTTAGAGAACAGGTAGCTCTATTAGATTCTTCAAATAAATTTAGAAATTCACAAATCGCTAATTCAAGTTTAAAGAAGAGAATGGAAGAGTGTCTATTTTTAAATGGTACAGGCGATGTATCAGGACCAATTAAATCATTGACTGGTTCTGATGCAACCTCTGGAACAGTTAAAATAATTCAAAAATTCTCTCTTGCCGGGTCAGCTAAATCAGCTGAGGATATTCAATTAATATTAATTGCAATTCATGGAAAATTAGGTGAAGTGCAGACCACTGTAACCGATGAAAAGGCAATGGTTTCTATGTACCAATTAATTTCACCAGAAGTTAAGTATGATATTATTTCTAAAATATGTAATGCCAATGGACTAGATCCTATGCCAACTAGTATTATTCTTGAAATTAATAGTATGGGTACGTCTCATGCACTCAGTTTAATAATTTGGATGATTGGCACTAGCGGTTTTGGTAACAACATTGGTGCTGGTCTAGCAACCAGTCCCGCAGTCAAAGGATCATTTGATCAGGCTGCATATACTGCTGCAATGTCTGCAATTAAGTCTTCAATCGTATAATAATGATACAAACATTTTCTAATTTCTTGGCAGAAACAAAGAAATATTCAGATGGAGCTGGTGTAGCTATTCTTTATCAAAAAAAGATTCTACTAGTTCATCCAACTAATGGCAGTTGGACCAGACCAATTATGGGAATTCCCAAAGGTGGAATTGAAGAAGGCGAAGAAATACTTGATGCGGCTCTTAGAGAACTTAGAGAAGAGACTGGAATTAGACTATCACCTGATAAACTTGAACCAGCAATTCAAACGGTTGATGTTTTTAATAAAGAAGGCCAATATAAATGCTCACTACACTATTTTATCTGCCGAATTTCTGATCTCTCTGAAATAGGACTTGACTCATTAGCTGTTCCAAAGAGCCAATTACAGGCAAAGGAAGTTGACTGGGCTGGCTTTATTGATATTAAAGAAGCCTATTCAAAAGTATCAAGATCACAATTATTAATTTTAGATAGAATTTCTTAAAACTCCTTCACCATTTTTAGTAAAATAGCTAAACAACAAATTTTATATAAAAATGGAAAATCAAAACGACTTACTTACTAATGAATTAGTAATGGACGAAGCTACTTCAGCTATCGCTGAACCTCAAACTGAAATGGCAATGGAAGAGCCAACTCAAGAACCTCAACCTCAATCTGACATATCAGATTTAGACATGTTAATCAACAAAAGAACTGGATTTTTCCAAGTTAATTTGGACATTAAAGATTTGAAATGGATTAAGAACTCATGTAATAATGGGTTTAACTTCACTGGACCAAATGAAGCATTTATGTTAATGAATTGCTACATGGGATTCTCTTCAGCAATCTCACGTCTTGAAACAGAAGACGCTTCTGCTGAATCAGCTGGAGTTCAAATTCAAGCTGCTGCGGTTGAAGCTGCTGCGATTCTTATCAATAAATTCGAAGGTTCTAGTTTAGAATCAGCTCAACGAATTTTTAGAGTTGCAATTGCTCTTAATAGTCCAGTAATGGAAATGAAAGAACTTGATCAAATCATTAATCAACTTAAATTAGCTCAAGCTAAGAGTGACGAAATTAATAATTTATCAAACGATTAATTTTTTAACTATTTATGAAAAAGCCGCGTCTGCGGCTTTTTTTGTTTGGTATAATAACCCATATGACAAAACAAGATTTTCAAGATGTTGCACAGTTCATTGACGAAATGAAGGCAACTTCTTCAACAAATGATAAGAAAGTTATACTTCAAAAGTATGATACTCCAAACTTACGTAAACTATTTGAATACGTATATTCTCCATTTAAACAGTATTACGTTACTTCAGATAACCTAAAGAAACGCCAGGATCTTAATTTAGATAATGAATATGACCTATTTGATTTACTTGATGATCTGAATGCACGGCTTATCACTGGCTACAATGCTATACAGGTAGTTAATGGTTTTATTGCCAAGAATCAGGAGTTTGCAGAGGTCATCTATGATGTGATAGATCGTAACTTAAAAACGCGAGCTACTACTACATTAATTAACTCAGTACTTCCAGGTACAGTTCCAACATTCGATGTTGCGCTAGCTGAAAAATTTGACGGTAATGAAAAGAAGGTAAACTTTGAATCTGGAGAATGGTGGGCAAGTCGTAAGCTTGATGGAGTTAGGTGTATTACCGTAATTGATGAGCATGGAGAACCTAAATTTTATTCACGAGCTGGAAATGAGTTCCTAACCCTTTCAGTCCTAGCCCAAGATATTAAGAAACTTGGACTTAGAAATAAAGTATTGGATGGAGAAGTTTGTGTCTTAAAAGAAGGCGGGCTTGAAGATTTTCAAGGAGTCATTAAAGAAATTGGTAAAAAGAATCATACTATCCAGATGCCAAAGTATTATATATTTGACTTCTTAGAAGCATCTGAATTTTGGAATCAATCTGGAGACGTTTCTCTTTCTGCAAGACTAATTATCCTAAATGCGTTAGTAACTGACTTAACCTATGCAGAACCTCTTCCGCAATTCCAAATAAAATCAGTTGAAGAGTTTGAAAAGATTGCAGCTGATGCAACTGAAATGGGTTATGAAGGAGTAATGATGCGTAAGGATATTGGTTATGAAGGTAAACGATCAAAGAATCTACTTAAGGTTAAGAAGATGCATGATGCTGAATATGTGGTAGTTGGACTAGATTCAGACGTTAATCGCATTATTGATATGGGTAAAGAGGTTGAAGAGGTTATGTTAAAAGCAGTAATTGTAGAGCATAAAGGCAATACCGTAAGAGTCGGTTCAGGTTTTAATATTGAACAGCGCAGGTATTATCACGAAAACCCAAATGAAATTATAGGTAAAACAATAACAGTACAATTTTTTGAAGAAACGAAGGATCAATATGGAGAGCACTCATTAAGATTTCCAGTATTCAAAGGTATTTACGGACAAAACAGAGAATTTTAATTACAATATATGAGCAAACGAATAATTATAGTCGGCAGAGCCGCAAGTGGGAAGGACTACCTTCGCAAAAAATTTGAAGACCGTGGGTTTAAATACGCGGTAAGTTACACAACTCGTCCACCAAGAGTAAATGAAGTCTATGCACAAGATTACTTTTTCTTAAGTCCAGAACAGGCAGTTAAGATGATTGAATTTGGAGAATTTTATGAATGGGTAGAATTTAATGGATGGGTATATGGAACGTCAGTTGAACAATTTGAAAATGATGACGTCTTTATTATGACTCCAACTGGACTTTCTCATTTAAGTCCAGAAGACAGAGCCACTTCTCTTGTAATCTTTTTTGATATTGATGAAGAGGTTAGACGTCAGCGCATGCTTGCACGAAGCATGCCAGGAGACTCAGTTGACCGTCGACTTGCGGCAGACCGCAAAGATTTTGAAAACTTTAATAATTACGATATAAAAATAACTAACCACGATTTCTAATATGGCATTTGAATTAACAGGAATAATAATAGAGGTATTCCCAGCACAAACATTTAATAAAGGCTTTCGCAAAAGAGAGTTTGTAATTGAGGCAGGCGATAAGTACCCTCAAAAAATAGTATTTGGTCTTGTACAAGATAAATGCGATATGATTGACTCTTATGGAGTTGGCGATACTGTTGCAGTTTCATTTGATGTAAAAGGCAGAGACTGGACAGATAAGTCAGGTCAAGTAAAATATTTTAATAGTCTTGAAGCATATCGAATTAATGGACAACAACGTGCATCGACTAAAGGTAAACAGGTTGAAGACGATGATGACGAAATTTTTCGTAGCTTAGGAATTGAAACTGGACCTAAAAAATCATCTGCTCCAGCTAGTTCATTTAGTAATGATGACGATTTACCATTTTAATTATGAAGTTTATTTCAATAGATATTGAGACGACTGGATTAGATCCAGAGTCTTGTCAAATTCTTCAAATTGGTGCAGTAATTGAAGATACTCAAAATGTGCTACCGTATGATCAGCTTCCTAAATTTCAGTGCATTATTGAGAATGAATCCTATTCAGGCAGCCCATTTGCGCTTTCGCTAAATTCATGGATCCTAAAAATTCTTGGAGGTCTTGAAAATAAAACCAAAGAAGAGAGATTAGCCTACAGAAAGGAACATAATATTTTACCAGTTGGACTGGTTGCAAAGTCTTTTCAAATGTGGTTAATCACAAATGGATTTCCATGCGAAACTACCGGTGGAGTAAAGATTAATGCTGCTGGTAAAAACTTTGCAAGCTTCGATAAGGTATTTCTTCAAAAACTTCCAAATTGGGGTTCTTCAATCCAAATTAGACAGCGTATCCTAGACCCAGCTATTCTGTTAATGGATTGGCACGCGGATGAAAGTCTACCAAATTTACAGACGTGTATGAATCGATGCGGTTTATCTGGAGAAGTAACTCATGATGCTTTGCAGGATGCACTAGATGTGGTCAGAGTCATCCGACTTGTAACAGACAGTTACCAATCAACTGGTTTAATTTAGTTAATTAGAATGAATAAATAACATTCTAAAAACATTAATGACTATGATTAAGACATTTGACGATTTTGTAAATGAAGCAGTTACTCCAGCAATTTTAGCTAATGCAATTAACGACTGTAAGGCTCAACAGCTTAAGAATATTTCTGACTTTAAAAGTAAGTATAAAACTGAATTAGACAAAGCAAATAAGGTTGTTAATATATACCAAGTAATTGATAAATTTAGTAACTGGGTAGTTGGTAAAACACCAGCAATGGTTCAGGCAGCTTTAGCAAATTCTCCAGGAACTGCTGATAAATTGGTAATTGAGGCATATACTTTTGTTTATATGGAAATACAGAACCAGTTAAAGTCAATTGGTACACTTAAAAAAGCCGCAATTAAATTGTTAGCTCCATCTGCCGCCGAGTTTGATTCTCAAAAAATTGACTCAGACCTAGAGACTCAAATTTTTCAATTGGCTGAGAATATATTTGATGTAGGTTTTGCCATTGGTTATAGATTTGATAGTAAGTCAATTGAGGCAGATAATGCTTCAAGCTGGTCAGTTTCTTTTGTAAAATCTCTTAATTCTAGAGAATCATTAATCATTAAAAATATTAAATTATTAATTCGTAACTTTTTATATAACTAATTATATATGATAAAATTAAAAGAGTGTTTACTATTATTTGCTATTCAGCTTGTGCTTTATGGAATTTTATGTATAAATTTTAGAGCAGTTGCTGAAACTCAATATCACTTAGCAGCAGTTAGCGATTTTACAATTGCTTCACTAAATTTTTTCGTAATCCGTAAAATTGCAAAGAGTGAAGATGCACTACATCAGTGGTTTGGTTATGTTGCTGGTTCAGTAGTTGGTTCGTATTTAGGTATTTGGTTATCTGTTCAGCTAGCAAGTATGGCTTTGTAGTATAATAACTACATGAAAGATACAAATATACGATTGGGCTACTGTTGCATTAACTTGTCATTAGCTGACCAAAAAATTACTGCTAATCGCGGTATGATCAAGAAAACTTTTCAAGAAAAGGGACAATCCTATTGCGGCGAACTTGCTCATCAAAATGTTCAAGATATTCTAAAAATTCTGGAATGGAATTTAGCAAATGATATTTATGTGTATAGAATGTCAAGCGATATTTTTCCATGGATGTCAGAATATGAAATCCAACAGCTACCCAATTTTTCTGAGATTTTACCAGATATGCAGGCAATTGGCAGATTTGCAGTTGCTAATGGCATGCGAGTTTCAATGCACCCTGGCCAATTTGATGTCTTGCCTTCTCCAACTCCAGCAGTTGTCACAAAAACTGTAAAAGACCTTGACCAGCACTGTGAAATTATGGATCTTATGGGTTTACCAATTAACGTAGGTTTTCCAATTAATATCCATGTAGGCGGTACATATGGCGATAAGGTTTCAGCAGCTGAAAGATTTTGTCAAAATTTTAAATTACTTAAACCAAATACCCAAGCTAGGCTTGTTGTAGAAAATGACGATAAGGCTACTCAATATTCAGTAGTTGATTTATTTAACCTAGTTCATCTTAAAATTGGTATTCCAATTACTTTTGATTTTCACCATCATCGATTCAATACTGGCGATCTTGATGAGGCATCAGCTCTTCGATTAGCTTCAACTACTTGGGACAAGTACACCCCACTAACTCATTATTCAAGTTGCAAAAAGACATTTGAGGATCCAGGTGTAATTGCTAGATCACATGCTGACTATATTTATGAGCAGATAAATAATTATGGTAAGACTATTGATATTGAATTAGAGTGTAAAGCAAAAGACTTGGCTCTACTTAAGTATCGTACAAGTTTTAACTCCTTACTTGAAAACTATTTAGAGTTTGACGATAAGAGACTATTTGAAAAAATCGAATTATAATGACTGATCAAACAACCCAAGATTGCGGCTGCGGTGCCAAACAACCAGTTCAATCAACTACTACCTTAAGTAGAATTATGAATAAGGTATTTGTATCTGATGATGAGAAAAAACGCCGTATGGATATTTGTAGAGCATGTCCTCATTTTGGAGAACTTCTAACTCAATGCGAACTTTGCGGCTGTTTTTTGGAAGCTAAGACCCGATTAGTTGCATCGCATTGCGCATTACCCCAAATTGGCAAAGAGCGTAAGTGGTAATAAATAAGCTTAAATTTATGCCATGCGAGACAGTTTATCAATAATTAATAAAGTACTAACTAAAGATGATAATACTAAATATCGAGTTAAAGACTTTAGTGTTACCTACCTAAACCACACATATATTACAGTTGAATGCTGTACTACTAAGTGTCGTGTTAATTATAGATTTACAGATTTCAAGTCATTTCTAAAGGATAATGGATTCTCATTAGCCAAGTCAACTGCGAAATCCTATCAATTTAACAGTTAACTAGTTAGCCTTTTTTAATATTATGTAGTATAATATTAGTATGGGATTTAATAAATTTTTTGTACCTGAACCAACCGAAGTAGTTAGACAGGTAAAATTGAACGGGCCAACTAAGTTCATTAATCGTAAAATTGATGCAGTAATCGGTAATACTACGAGTATCAAAATGTTGGATCATATTGAATTAGAAGTTAGTTCAGGTAAATTAGATAAGCAGATATTAACTAGCTTAGGTAAAAAGTTTCCAAAATACTTTAATGCCTAGTCCAACCAGAGCAAAAACAGTCTGCTTAATAACCTCAATTGTTGGAGAGACTGAATCTCACGTTTGTGTAGTCGGTACATTTAGAGGAGCTTATAAGTTTTCTCTATTTGAGGCAGGGATTTCATTTCCTAATTTATCAGAGAGAGCAGCACAGGCCTTAATGAATCAAAATGGGTCAGTTAAACTTTGGGACACTAAAAAGTTTGCATATGAAGAAGAGGCCAAGTGGTCTCCAGTTGGAAAGATAATTTCAGTCTGTAAAGTTCCAGTAAAACACACATAAAAAAAGAGAGCGGTTGCTCTCTTTTCTATTTTAAATAATTTAGATTATTCGATTAGACCTAGGATCTTTGATTCTTGAACTGCCTCTAATTGACATGGAGAAATTCCTTCGCCAAATCTTTTTAATAATTTTTCTTCAGCTTCTCCAATTGAAGTTGCTTCAACTAAATATTGTTCACGAATCTTTTTGTTTTTTCCATTGTCATCTTCTGACTCAAATCTTAATTTTGCTAGGTAATACATAGTATATTGTTTTTAAATTTATAATATGTTATACTAGTAAATTATCTGGTAGTTTTACGAGTTCTTAAAGATTGTACACTTTTACCTTTTTCTATATTTGATTTCTTAGAAGGTTGATTTAATACTCCATTATCTGGAATATTATTAGTCTTTGCAAATACTTTAGACTTATTCATAGACTCTTCAGAAATGGCTAGACTTGCTAATAACTCATCAGACTCATCTGCAAAACTTTGTGCAATATCTTCACCTTCTAAATTATTAATTTTTAAAATAAGATCATTTTGTAAATCTTTAATTCTGGTAGCTGTTTCATACTTTTCAGTATGTTGATCTATTTCAATAGGCGAAGTTGCATATTGATTAGCTAATTCAATTAGATCCTGGGTAATATTGTGATAAACTGGATCAGATTTCATATTTGGAGTCTGGTGGAATTCATCGTAACTTTCTTCAAATTTTTCAAACAGTGCAACGTAATTTTTCATTAGTTTTTGGTATATTTTTAATAAAGTTATTTATCTAAAGAAAATGGGTTACCTAATTAAACAAATTCATACTGGGTTCAAATTATAAAACTGTAGTATAATAAAATATGAAAGACATTATTGACCTTGGCAATTTAGTATTTACTCAATTAGTAACATCACATGGAGAACTTGAAGAGTCTAGGACCTTATTTCTATATGGTATTACGGTTGGTTCAAATTGGCAAGTACTAGGATCCGCAAAGGTTGTTATAATTGATCAAACTGGGGTATCAATTAACTTTGAAGACTCTGTAATTACTGATGTAAACAATCAATGGAAACAAATAATTGAGAATCGCCAAGGTGTTAAAGCTGCTACTGAAATGTCAAAACTAAAATCAAATAATAAACAATTTAAGGACGGAGAAACTTATGAATTCTGGCAAAATGAAGGTCCTTGGAGAGAAATAAATTTTTAACTATGAATAAATTTGGATTAATAAATCATGAAGGAGATTGCTTATGGGCAATCCGTGATAAAGAGAATGTAGTCGTATACGATCAATGGAGATCACTAATTAGTACAATGTCTATTCAGGAGTTTTGCTCATGGATAGATGGAGAGATTGGGTTAACTGACTCTCATGATAAAACTTGGTATTGGACTAAAGAACATCGTGAGGCTAAACCTAGTATGTTTAAATTACTTAATTTTTTAAAATAGTATTTAATATTTTGGAAATTAAAAAAGTAACAT